TTGAGATAAATAGACGATGGCATATTTAATAGACCGTATCAAATCATCTTTAGCAAAAGAAGGGTTAACTCCTCGTTCTAATCAAGCGAGAGCCTGGTTACAATCTAAAATAAAAGAATTAAAGCCAAATAGAACAAGTTTAATGCGTGATAGAAATAAACTAAAAGAATCATCAGTCATTGGTAAGATGTATTTTTACTTCTATGACCCAAAAACAAAAGATACAATGCCCTATTATGATAGATTTCCATTGGTCATACCCATTGAATCATATAATGATGGTTTCTTGGGACTAAACTTACACTATATTGCTCCAAAATACCGTATGGCACTTTTAGATAAATTGAGCGTAACAGCCTCTAATAAAACATATGATGAGAAAACAAAATTAAGACTAAATTACAAGTATCTAGCCAACGCTTCAAGGGTGTTTGAAGCTACACCGTGCATCAAAAGATATTTGTTCAGCCAAATACAATCAAGATTTTTAGAAATAACAGCAGACGAATGGGATATTGCAGCTCTATTACCGATGGAAAGTTTCGTGGGAGCTTCAACCAGTAAAGTTTATGCTGAATCAGAGGAACAATTTTAATGTCATTTTCACCCAACTTATTCTTAGCTAATGTAAGAGCAAAAGACGGTTTAGCTAAACCATCAAGATTTGAAGTTGTTCTTCCTATACCAACATATATTGGAAGTTTTGTTGGTAATTCAATTATTGAAAAAATATTAAACTTTCCTAATTCTGTATTCAATGATGTAACTGACGCTATCGGTTCTGCTTTTGGACGTCAAGGACAAAAAGATGACCAATCTAGGTCATCTAGTCCATCTGTTTCAAGATATTTGGCTTTACAATGTGAAGGTGCTGAATTGCCTGGTAAAACACTTCAAACTCTTGACGCAAGAATATATGGTCCATCATTTAAAGTGCCCTATTTAACACAATATACTGATGCTACATTTACTTTTTTATGTACCAATCAATTTTATGAAAGGAAATTATTTGACCGTTGGATGGAAGCTATTAATCCAACCGACACAAATAACCTTCGCTTTCCTAAAGGAGATACCACGAGATACATGACTAATATTAAAATTATACAATATGATGATTTTATTAAACAAATTTATGCAGTAGAATTAATTGATGCTTTTCCTATTGGAATAGCATCACAAACGTTAAATTGGAGTGAAGATGGTTTTCATCGTCTTTCAGTTCAATTTGCTTACCAAAAATACAATACGATTTATGAAGGAACTTATAATTTAGCTGCAGCTGCAACCGCACTATTTGGATCAGCTGGAACTAGATTATTACCTTTAGGAAAAGCTATTACGAGGTAGAAATTTAATTATTAAAGCGAGGTTATTATGTTACCAAAAATTGATGTGCCAATTTATGAATTGGATTTACCATTATCTAAAAAGAAAGTTAAATTTAGACCCTTTTTAGTAAAAGAAGAAAAGATATTAATGATGGCTGTAGAATCAGACGCCGATGATTCCACAATGTTAGCTATCAAACAAATTATTACAAATTGTTGTTTGAGTGACGATATAGATATTGAAACTTTACCAATTACAGACCTTGAGTTTTTCTTTTTAAATTTGAGAGCAAGGTCTATCGGTGAAATTGTTGATTTACAATACAAGTGTAATAATAAAATAAAAGATGAAGAATCTGATGAAGAAAAAGATTGTAATAATGTGGTTAAACTTGAAGTTAATGTTTTAGATATTAAACCAGAAATTTCAGAAAAACACACTACAAAAATACCATTGACTTCAAGTATGGGAATCGTAATGAAGTATCCGTCTTTTAAAATGGTAGAAGATAATCTTAAAATTGAAGGCGATGAAGTTGAAAAATTAATGAATATTATTTTAAATTGTATTGAATCGGTTTATACTGAAGATTCTATATTTTATGCTAAAGATGTTTCAAAAGAAGAGCTTTCTGAATTTGTTGAAAGTTTAACTCGTGAGCAATTTGCTAAAGTTCAAGAGTTTTTTGATACCATGCCAAAAATTAAAAAAGAATTAAGTTTTACCTGTAATAAATGTGGTTATCAAGAAAATATTTTTGTGGAGGGCCTGCAAAGTTTTTTCGTATAACCTTTCGTCATGATAATCTGAAAAACTATTTTGAAACAAATTTTGCACTAATGCAACATCACAAATATAGTTTAGAGGATATTGAACATATGATGCCGTGGGAAAAAAGCGTCTATGTTAGTTTATTAGTTAATTACATTAAAGAAGAAAATGAAAAGCTTCAACAACAGAAGGCAAATAAGAGATAAAAAATGGTAACATTTACCGACATAGTTAAAGAACAACGTCAACAAGGCGCTGGTGTTTTTAGTTCATTAGGAAAAGCTGCAGGACAAAGAACGTTAGAACGGATAGATCCTCGCAATTATCTGTTCAAACGAAGTGGTCTTTTAACATCTTTATTTCCTGGTTTAAAAGGGTATCAAGCAAAAGGAGGTTCTTCTGAAATGAAATCTCCTGGTGCTTCCTCACCATTGGGTCAAACAAATTTGGTCGTTGATAAATTGGATGAATTAAAGGCTGTTCAACGAGAAACTGCAAAAAATACTTTAATTTTACCACTCATAGCCCGTGATATGAATATCATGCGCCAAAACATTGTTAAACTTGTTAAGTTGTCTGGAGGTAAACCATCTAGTCGTGCAGATTCTTTTTTTATGTCAGCTAGAGATAGAGAAAGTGCTTATGAATCTAGGTTTGGTAAAAAATCAACTTCACCAACAGCAGTAACCTCAAAGGGAGATAAAGAAGAAAAATCTGGTGGTTTAGGTTCTCTACTGAGCGGGTTAAAAGTTATAGGTGGTGCTTTACTTTCAGCATATCTATTAAGTAGTAAATTTAGAGATATGGTGAATGGACTACTGAATAGTTTATTTGAAAGTATTTTAGGTCCTGAAAATTGGAGTTCTATCAAAAATTCAATAGGTGATTCTATACGAGGCATAAAAGATAGTATTATGAAATCTGCCGGAATAGACCCACAAAAAATTGACCGAACAATGGACGTTGTTAAACAAGGCGGAAAGGCTGCAGCTGTTGGTGCTGGCGCTTTATTAGCAAACAAATATGTAAAACCTATTGCTCAAACTGTAACTAGAGGTGGAATTAAAACAACGGAGATTGGTGCTAAAACTAGAAGAGGTGCCACATCAATAGAAAAATCTGCTATGAAAGGCAGACTGACAACCATATTTACAAAAATAGCAAAAAAACCTTCAATGTGGAAGTCTTTTCTTTCAGCACTAGCACAGAGATTTGGCATAACATTTGTCTTAAAATTTGCAGCTGTTGGAATAGCAGCTACCGGATTAGCTGTAACTGGAGTTGGCGCATTAGTTTCCGCTTTACTCATAGCATTGAATGTATATACACTTTATGAAGTGGCTACATTTGCAGAAGAATGGTATAATTTGAATAAAGATGAAGAAGATACTTCACCAACGCCAGTAGAAAAATCGTCAGACAATCAAATCGGACGTCAGGCTGATATTTCTGATACAACACCAAGTATGTTAGTTTCACCAAACACTAGAGCTGCAAAAGGTGAATTAACTAATCAACAAGAAGATATGGCAAATCTTATTCGCGAAAAATTCAAAGCTGCAGGGTTTAGTGATATTCAAGCTGAAGCTGCCGTTGCAAATGCTATTGCTGAATCTGGTCTTAACCCAAACGCTCACAACACCAGAGGTGAAGATAGTGTTGGTTTATTCCAAATGAATCGTGATAAGGGTTTAGGAGTAGGTTATTCTGTTGAACAACTCAAAGATCCAAATACAAATATAGATTTAGCTATTGCTGCTGCTAAAAATTCAAAAGATTTTAAATCCGCATCTACAATTGATGGCGCTGTTGCAGCTTTTGTTAAAGATGTAGAAAGACCAGCTAATCAGGCTTCAGAAATTACTAAAAGAACACAAATAGCATTGAATCAGAAACCATCAATGCAAGCAGGAATGACTTTAGCATCAGCTGCATCAGCTATGCCAAACATGAATGATATGGGTAAATTCTTAAATCAAGGTTCAGCTGATTTTGAAGCTATGGTTCGTGATTTTCTTGCTTCATCAGGAGTGGTTAATATTAATAATGATTCATCAACTAAAGTATCTACAACAAATGCAAGTCAAGATGGTCCTCCAGGTAGCGCTTATGATAGTGACATGTTTACCGCGATGGTTGATAGTGCGGTAAATTATTAATAATTAATTACGCATAAAAAAATACCCGCCGAAGCGGGTATTCTCTTTTCAGATTGTATTACTCTTGACCAGCTAATGATTTAAAATAATCTAAATCATCGTCACCGCCAGAAGCAATCTTAGCATCAATTTCATTTAGTGCTGAATCGTTAAAGTTTTCAACGACAACATCTTCAGCTTTAGTTCTTGGTGCTACTTCACCTTCAAAACCTAAAACTTTATCTAATCGTGATTTTAATGCTTCATAAGGTTTGAAGTGTTTTGGATCCAAGAATTCTTTTAATGAATGTTCTTGTTTCCATAAAGTTTCAAGTTTTGCATCATCGCCATCAAGTAATGCTGATTTATCAGCAAATTCTGATTTATCATAGTTACGATAGCCTTCAACATTACGAATCTTCAATTTAAAGTTTGCACCTTCCCACATATCAAATGGGTTAACGGG